TCTTAGAAGAACTCTCTTAAATAAGTTTTTTACTTGAATATAGTCGGATATTTTAGCATCAGGAAGTCTGCTAACATAATCAAAATTGGGAATCTGGTTGAAATAATTAGACATTTTTAGAAACCTATTTCGTTGGGGAAAGCATCATTACCATAATCATCGTTATATACTGGCGTAAGTTCTTGGAAACCCATTGACATTTGATAAGAAGTCATTACACCATCTTCATACGTTGAATATTGACCTTGTGGGGTATAATTAACTCCAAATGAGTTTAAAGCACATTCTTTAAATTTGTTTAGGAATGGATGATCTTTAGCAGAACTATTGGTTTTTCCTGCTCTAGGATCTAATCCTTTATGTTTATATGCAAGACGGAAGGTGTGTGGAGATCTAAGGAATAATCTAGATTTACTTCTTATTGGTGCCATTCCTTGCTTAAAGAATCTAATAATTTTAATAACACTCTCTGCTTCTTTTTTATCTCTAGGTGCTAATAGAAAACTGAAACTGAAAGATCTTAAACTTGGACTATTGAAAAGTAATTCCATATTAGGGTTCATAATAGCACCCGTTGTTCTTGTCATTAGATTTCCAGCACCTGCAGCCATACCTGCTATTTTAGTTGCTACAGCTTTTCCTACATCACCACCAGAATTTGTCACATTACCTATATTTTGAGTAAATGCATCAGCTCCTGCTCCCATTCCTTCTGTAATCGCTGTTAATGCAATATTTGCTAAAGCAATTTGTGTTGCATCCATATTATCTTTACTCCATGAGACTGCTTGACTATCCTGAATACCACCAGGAATTGGAAGAACAACAGTTCCGATAGATGTTCTATCTTTTTTTCTATCACTAAGACCTAGCATTCCTGAATTTGCATCTCCAGTCATATCTCTAGGTTCATATTTCATCATATCAATCTTTAAGAAGTCTTGTCCTCCTTCACCAAATCGTAGAGATGTTGGAAATACATGAACCCCAAATCCTTCTTCTTTGGTTCCTTTTGCAGATTCTATATCCTTAAGAGCCTTTCCTAATCCTTCTTTTGCTGTCTTTTCTTGAGCAGCAGTTTTTGCATCGTCTGTTTTATTATTAGATTCTTGTGCTAGATTTTTATTTCCTGAAGCATTATTTAATGCTTCTTTTTCTGCAGCATTGGTTGTAACATCACTTGTTACGGTTCCTGTTTGTTGAGCACTTGCTTTTTTTATTGCCTCTTTGTTTCTTTTATCTTCTTTAGAAGCATTATTTGTCCATTCTGTTTTTCCATTTTCATCAGTTTTTGCAATGGTTCGAGGATTGGATCCACTTGCATCATCATATTTTATAATTTCTGTTGTATATTTTGGCGGAGTCCCATTAGGACCAATTACTTTGGTCGCAGTGAATATATTTTTTTTATTACTACCTTTTCCTATAGTTAGTGAACTTTTTTCACTGGTTACTGGATCTGCCATTATAACATGGTTTTTATTTATTTAGGATGAATTTTCCATAAGGAAAATTGAGAAGGTCATCTAGTTCATTATATTGTACAATATACAGTTGTCCTGCCAATTCTTCCCATGTATAATTACGAGATTGTCTCCAATGAAAGTTAAGTCCTTTAAATCCCCATGCTTGTAAATCTGTACAAGCAATTAATGGATGTTGGTCATATGTAATATCAGGAGTTTTTGCATTGTATATAAAGGTATAATAATTTCCTACTTCTGGAATAGGAGTTACAGTATCATTGAGTGCTTCCATAATGATCATCATCATTTCTTCAGGATCATTAACTGCTGCTGCTAAATCTTCTTTTATCGGTTCTATGCGATTAACATACCTTTCTTCATCTTCACCATTACCATTAAATCCAAATGAATCTGTCATTATCTTATACCTAGTTCTTTTTCGGTTATAATCTTAAATTCAATTTTTCTGTCTTTACACCATTCATCTGCTGCTTTCCATTTTGCTTGATTTACAGCATATGTCTGACATTCGTAAAGATAGGATTTTGTCACTCTTTTCCTCTTTTTGGGTTCTTTGGTCTGTTTAAGGGGTTTTACTTCAATTACATAAGTCTTCAATTTACCAGTATTTTCCTTTACTTTGATGATAAAATCTGGGAAGTATCTACGGACTCTACCATCAGGAGCACGGTAAGGTATCCAAAACTCTTCACTTCCCCATTCTGTAATATTTTCATTTAGATCGCAATAGTTACAAAACCGTCTTTCCCAAGAACTACGGCAAATAATATTAGTTACGTCACCTTTATATTTTTTGGGTTTTGTAGGTTTAAATAAACTCTTAATACTTTCTCCCATTATCTATTATACATAATATATAAGGTCAAAAAGTATTTATAAAATGCCAAGGAAAGTTAGAGTCTCAGATGTTAAGGCTAATTTATTAAGACCAGCAACCACTTCTCATTTTGAAGTTGAGATTCCTATTATTGATGGGCTTGCTAGGAAATGGGATACTAGTAAGCAGGGTAAAATTAATTTAATGTGTTCAGAAGCATCTTTACCTGGATCTAATTTGGCAACATTTGAGATTAATAATGATAGGACTGGTGTAACAGAGAGACATGTTCATCGTAGAATATTTGATGAAAGAATTGATTTAACTTTTTATGTTGATGCTGGATTATACCAACCAATAAAATTCTTTGAGCAATGGATTTCTTATATTGTAAATGGGAGACAAATTAGTGATAATGATGAAGAGAATCAATTAAAAACAACAAATTACTTTTATAGAATGAGATATCCAAATGATTATATTAAAGATCAGGGATTAAATATTACAAAGTTTGAGAGAGATCATCAAAATCCTTTCACTTATCAATTTATGAGAGCATATCCTCTTTCCATATCTTCTATGCCAGTTTCTTATGATGGATCTTCATTATTAAAGTGTTCAGTTTCTTTGACTTATACAAGATATGTGATAAAGGATCTTCATAAGACATATGCATTATCTCCTTCACCATTACAACAGGCACAGTTTAATGGTGGATTCTTAAGTAATCTTGCTGGTAATTTAGTAGATGCTGCAGTTGATAAAATAACTGGAAATGATCGGTTAGGAGATTTTGCAGGAGCAGCAGTTAAAAGATTCTTCTAAAACCCTTATATATAAATATACGATCTGAATTATAATAGATTATGCCTTTACCAAAAATTGCCACTCCAACCTATGAGTTGGAATTGCCATCTACGGGGAAAAATATTCAATATAGACCATTTTTAGTTAAAGAAGAAAAGGTTCTTGTTATTGCTCTTGAGAGTGAGGATAATAAACAAATTACCACTGCTATTAAAGCAGTGTTGAAGAGTTGTATTCTTACTAAGGGACTTAAGGTAGAAAATCTTCCTACATTTGATATTGAATATCTCTTTCTTAATATTCGTGGCAAGTCAGTTGGGGAAGAACTTGAAGTTAATATTATTTGTCCTGATGATGAAAAAACTGAGGTTCCAGTAACAATTTATTTGGATGATATTCAAGTCCAAAAAGATGAGAACCATACAAATAAAATCAAAGTTGATAGTAGTATTATGATGGAAATGAAGTATCCATCACTTGATCAATTTATTAAAAATAATTTTGATTTTAATGATAAGAATGCAATGGATCAATCATTTGATTTAATTGCAACTTGTATCGATAAGATCTATACAGAAGATGAAGTTTGGGCAACTGCTGATTGTACTAAGAAAGAGGTGAAAGATTTCTTAGAACAAATGAATTCCAACCAGTTTAAGGAAATTGAGAAGTTCTTTGAAACAATGCCTAAATTATCTCATACTATTAGTGTTACTAACCCTAAGACAAAAGTGAAGAGTGATGTAGTATTGGAGGGTTTAGCGTCTTTTTTCGCATAGCCCTACTGCATATGAGTTTGGAGAATTACTTCAAACTAAATTTTGCCTTGATGCAGTACCATAAATATAGCTTAACAGAGATTGAAAATATGATGCCTTGGGAACGAGACATCTATGTGGCTCTACTTCAACAACATCTTGAGGAAGAAAAATTAAAGCAACAACAACAAGGTAATGCCAGCTACTAGCACTAGTCCTGTAAAAATACTTTTAGATTTGGGGATAGATTTAGATAATCTTTCTTCAGAAGAGGACTATCTTAGTGCATTGATGGAAGCATCCGCAATGCTTCAGGCAAGTGGACAGACAGATCAAAGATTTAAGATTTTAACAGATGAAGTAAGAGCAGTAAGAAAATCAAGAAAAGCAGCAGCTCCTAGTAAGGGGATGAAGATAACTCAGAAGAAAATAAGTGCAGCATCATTTAAGGCAGCATCAATTGTTAAAAAACCTTCTCAAGGAATCGGTAATGTTCTTTCACCAGTAAAGGAAGATAAAGGTGGAGATCTCTTAGTAATTAAAGAAAAGGTTATTTCTATAGCAGCATTATTAGGAGACCAGTATAAATTAAAAGAAGATCAGGCAAAAGATGCAAGGAAGTTGAGGGAAAGAAAGGGAAGAAAACTGAGTGAAAATCTGTTGGAAGGGGGTAAGAAGGTATGGGAAGGAGTTAAGAAGACTGGAGAAAAAATTCTTGCTCCATTTCAAAGTGTATGGAAGAATATATTAGGTTTTATAGAAAAAATTATTGTAGGTAGAGTTCTTTTTAAGATTTTAGAATGGGCAGGTGATCCCAAGAATCAAGATAAGATAAAGAGTATTGGTAAATTCTTTAATGATTTTTGGCCAGTAATGCTAGCTGGATATTTGTTATTTGGAAATTCCTTGACAAGTATGGTCACAGGTATGTTGATACAGATGGGAAAATGGTTGGCTCCCATGTTATTAGCTATTGGTAAGTTGATGTTGAATCCGTGGGTTCTTGCAGCGATGGGAACGGGAGCTGCTATATATGCTATTGGTAAAACGATAGGTAAGGATAAAGAAGGAGAGAATATAGCAGAAGCGACGAATGAATCAACAGAAGCAATAGTAGATGAAGGTAATATGGATGAGGGTGAGGCAGGTGTGTTAAGTCAGTCAGTAACGACTGAGAATGTTGATAGAATGACACAAGGAGATACTAATATTAGATCCAACAATAATATGCTCCAAACAGGGATGGATGATCCTTTAAGTGGTGGAAGATTGGGACTTAATAAAGGTGGACCAGTTCCTGGTTCTGGTAATACTGATACAGTTCCTGCGATGCTAACTCCTGGTGAGTTTGTTATGTCTAAGGGTGCTGTGCAAAAGTATGGTTCTGATACTCTTGCTGGAATGAATGCAGCTGCTGGTGGAACCAATAAACCAACATTGATGGGTGGATATAATGAGGGTGGTTTTGCAAACATTACTAATACTGAGACAACTTCCAGTTCTGATTCGTATGGTAATTTTAGTGTGGGAAAAAGATATGTTGCACCTGGAGAAGCAAAAGAAAGAATTGCTGAAATGGGAATGCCATCTATGGAGTTAATGGATGGAACAGTAGTTCCAGATTTTGGTAAGATGGGTGGTGAGTCAGTAACTCAAGGACTTCAATTAACAAGAGATATAATGGTTGAGAATGGAGCACCACCTGAAAAGATTGCTCAACTAGATGAAGTGATGTCCATGCCCGATGCTCAACCTGAGAGTATCGCACTTATGGTTAATCGATTAGTTCCAGGTTCAATGGAAAATACTATGATGAATGTGGGTGATAGTATAACTGCAAGTGCCAGAATGAATGGTGGTGGTTTAGTTCCTATTCAAGGATTACAAGGTGGTGGACAAGTGAGGAGACTGCAGATGGGTATTGGTGCAACTCCTGTAAAGAATATTCCAACAATTACACCACCAGAGAAAAAGAAGACAACAGTTGTTTATCAGGAACAGGGTGGTTCCATGAAGTCTTCTAATAATAAACTTCCACCACAAACCAATAAAGAGGTACCATCTTTTAGTGCAATTGCGATGAGGTCTCCTGATAAGATAAATGTATTGGGGATTAGTGTATAATGGCAGTATTAGATAAAAATAAACTTTTACCCCAAGGAAAGAAAGGTGGATCATTAGCAGTCCGTCCTAAAACTAACTTAGTACCACTTAAAAAACAAAGTTCTTCTCTTGCAAAGGTAGGTGGGAAACAAGAAGATCCCATGTTGGTTATAAAAACAAAAGTAATAAAGATAGAGGATTTATTAAAGGGAACTCTTGCTTTAGAGAAGAAAGAAGCAGATGATAAAAGAAAGGAACTAGAAGAAGAGAAACGACAGAAGCAAGAGGATCAGATAGAAGGTGCTCCTAAAACTAAAGATAAAAATAAATTTAAGATTCCTGTTCCTAAGAAGGTTACAAGTTTCTTTGATGATATAAAAAGATATATTGGAACTGTTCTTATGGGATGGTTGGTAGTTAGATTGGTGAAATTTTTGCCTAAACTTCTACCTATTATAAAACTTTTAGGTAATGTTGCAGATTTTCTTATTAAATGGGGTGGAATATTTCTTGATGGTTTAGTGACATTAGTTGATAAAGGATATGAAGCATTTGAGAAAACAAGTGAATGGATTGGTAATGTATTTGGTGAAGATAAACAGAAAGAATTTGAGAAGTTTGCTGGAGTCTTTACTAAGTTCTTAAATGTTGCATTGGTTGCTGCAATGGTAGGAGCCAAAGCAGGAATGTTGGGTATGGGAGGAGGACCAAAAAGAGGTATTGTTAATAAAGGAAAAAGAATATTTAATAAAGCAAAAAGATTTATTGATCCTAAACGTAATCAAAAAATAAAGAGAGCAAAAAATATTAAAAAAATTAGAGCAGACAAATTAGCTAGGACAAAGAAGATTGGAAGATTGAGAAAAATTGCCAAGCTTAAGAAATTAAATGCTCAACTTACTAAAATAAATAAGCAATTAAAGAGTACTGTAAATAACTTAAATAAGAGTCTGATCAATGCAAAAAATAAGATAAAAGATAGTGTAAGTAAAGCAACTAATAGCTTAAAGAATCAACTTGCAAAAGCTAATAAATTAAATGATTCATTAAAAAATAATATAAAAAACTTAAAGACTAACTTAAAGAACTTAAAGACTAACTTAAAGACTGCAGGAACTAACTTAAAGACTAACTTAAAGACTACAGGAACTCAGTTAAAGACTAACTTAAAGACCACAGGAACTCAGTTAAAGACTAACTTACAGACTACAGGAACTAAGTTAAAGGATACAGGTGGTAAGATTGTCAAAAGATTGGGGATGAAAATGAATAAAGGGATGGTTCAAAGTATGAAAGGACTATCTAAAATGGCAAAGGGTGTGAGAATACCTATTGTAGGTCCATTAATAGC